AATAACTAATAGTCAAGACTATTTAGAAACTTTTTTATCGTGTCGCGTGTCCCCTGCTGGCACTAGATAGCCCTGAGAGCTTCTCTTAGTGTTTCATACTGTCCGTATTCTCCAATGGTTTCTATGCCTGTTTTAGACACTAACCGCACACTAAAAACTTCCCCTGTGTGTCCATAGTTTCTCTCACTTGTGATAAATACATAACCGGCAGGTGTTTCTTTCAGGCTAGCCCAGAAAATAGTTGATCCAAAAAATTTCAACGTTCCCCTGCTAAACCAATCTTTGTTATCGGCAATAATTCTCTGCCATACCGGATTTGACTTGGTTATCAGTTTCATAATTTTCACTTTCTCTTTTTGATTAGGCAACTACCTAACTACTAAAATCCTAAATCATCTATCGGCATTTAGGCAACTTCATTTCAGCGTGTCTAGGGCAGAGAGAAACCCCTAGCCAATGGCTAAGGGTTCTCTGCTAGGGCTGACTAAGGTCGCTTAGTCAAGTCCAATACTGGCTCGGCAGACATATCTCCAGTCCAAACAATTTCAATATCAGGGTGGCTGTCAATGTAGTCATCATCAGGGTAGCCAACAAAATCAACCCCAATAATGTCGGCATCTTCCCTAACTAGATCCATAGCATCATCTTCATCATCGGCTTCAATAGTCCAACTGAGTTCAATGTTTTTTAGTTCGCTGTCCCTGCCATATCCGTATGGAAAAATTTGAATCCACCAATAAACTTTGAATTCTTGCTTGCTCATTTTTACTCCGTAACTGCTAGGCACTTTACCTAACTACTCCAACTTTAGCATCTCCGTATGGAAATAATCAAGCGTGTCGCAAATAATTTTTATTTATTTTTTGGATCTCCGGAAAGCAAAAAGTGAGCAGTTTCAACACTTGCTCAGGTGTGTATATTTATCAACCACAGGAACATATCCTGCTCTGCCACATTCACCGCAAGTTGATTATTTTTGGTGTTTGTGTGGAGCAGTTTCAACACTTGCTCGGGTGTTCGGCAGGGGGAGAAATGAGAGAAACCCCTTGCCAAGTTTATCGGTGTCTAAAGTTCTTTCTGAGCTTAGGAAGTAAGTCTATAACGGCAAGCAATAGACCGGCAAAAAGCAGTAAGAACGCCAACCCAAACCACAAAAGAACACTCTCAAAGTTTCCGGTAGTGATCCCAAAATAGAAACCTCCACCGGCAGAATAAAGCCCTAGAGCAAGCAGTAGCAACTTCATTAGTTCCCCTTGCCATAGGCACTAATAGCAAACCACAAGCTCGCAATAGTTCCAATTACTAATCCGTGATAAAAGTATTCTCTAACTGACAGACTAGGCTCAGCACCCCAAGCAACCATTAGAGCAATAAGCACAACCCACAGGCAAGCAACCACAGGGGTAATGACAATACCGGCAAGTAATCTCCTAAATACATACTTCATTTTTATCTCCATTTCTGTTAGGCAACTTACCTAACTAATCCAAGTCTAAGGTTTCTAAGTTCTCGGTGTCAAGGTTTTTAGTTGAGCCTTTTCAGAACTTGCTCAGGTTCGGCACTTACTTTACTTTCTCGCCAATTGCGATCAGTAATTCAGTTGGAGATACTTCCAGCTCACGACACAATACAGCCAAAGTATTTGACGGAATGTGGCGTTGGTTGTGGAAGTATCGGCTCAGGCTAGATTTCTGTAAGCCTGTTGCGATAGCAAATTGGTTTAGAGATTTGTATCCCTGTTGCTCGTAGCGAGCAATAAACCAAGTCCAAGTATCAACTTTTTTTCCCATTTTTTCACCTCTTTTCGTTTTGATGTTTTCAGTTTAGTTGCTGTTTGGAAACTTTGTCAAGTTTATTTTCTAAGTTTATCCGTAAGCGTGAGCAACGCTATACGGTAAGCCTGACACTTGACATTAGCCTCGTGCTGTTGTTCGGCAACGTGAGCTTCGTTACTGTAATCAGTTGCCCACATAGAACGATCACTACTAGCGTTTAGCCACTTGGAATACTTTATAGAAGCCTTACTAATGGCTATTGCTAAATTGAACGGTGTTTCAATTTTGTAGTATTCGGCAATAACCATTTCGGCATACTGCTCTGGTGTTTGTGTCATCATTTTTTTGAGTTCCTATTCTCTCTTGCCTTGCTGTCTAAGTTGCCAGCATACCAACTAAGTCGGTGTCCTGTGTTCATCAACAGACTTCCAACACTTCTAAACATTTTTGCGATCTTGTTTCTCACTCGGCACTCTCCCCTGCTCGCTTAGTGTTTGCTTTTAGTATCTCGTAGCGTTCAGCTCGCCACTCTCTACACTCTTGGCACTCCTGTTTATGTGTGTTCTCGCCAATGTATTTTACTTCGGTAAGTTTGCCACAAGACCAGCAAGAGATTTTGGCTTTTCTATCTAGCATTAGTCATCTCCAAAACTTACGCTGTTGTTAGTGCCACACTCGGCACACTCAACATCAACATCTCCCGACCTGCCACCGACAATAACTTCGGTTTCGTTCTCAACTTCACACTCGGCACACTCAAAGCTGACGTTTATCTCTCGTTCATTATCCCAAGGTGTAGATAGTTTCCAACCATCATAACCGCCCCCGATGTCATAACCACTCATTTTTATCTCCGTATCTGTTAGGCAATTTACCTAACTAACTCCACATTACTATCTCCGTATAGAAATAGTCAAGCATTTAGTTATTTTATTTTTCAGCGTGTCGCAAATAAATCTCGATCTAGTTTTCGATTAGAACTTTCTCGATAAGAACGTCAGCAAAATCCCCGAACTCTCTGTCGGTAAGGTCAAGTCCGTCATTATCTTTTATCCCCTGAATTGCCAGCTCAACTACTCTGTTGAAGTCGGTGGTATTGCTATCAACAGTAGTGATTAGGGTTGTGTAATCGGTAACTAAGGTAACTGTGTATCTAAACATTTTCTCTCTTTTCTGCTAGGTGATTTATCTAACTACACTACTAACTTACTATCTCCGTATAGAAATAGTCAAGTCTATTCGCAATTATTTTTTATCGTGTCGCAAGTCGCTTTTCAGCTTTCTAACTTTTCCCCTGATCGTGATTTTAGTTCCCCAAGGGATTAGCCCTAATCTCATACCAATAATTACAAGCTCGGTATCTTTACCCTGCTGAAACTTGTCTAGTTCGGCAATTCTTTCAAGGGTTATCGGTGTTCTTTTGTCGTTCATAGTTTCCTTTTGTCTGGTCGTTTTGTGTCGCTACCTAATAGAACACTCCTACGCTTGTGTTTATTCCCCAACTTCTAAATCTTTTTTCCGGCAAGCATAAACCCCCATAATCGTTTGATTACAGGGGATTAGGCTTAGGACTTGTTTAGGAGATTACGGCAAGCGTTCCAAAGATGAGCGTTGTCGGTATTGTGAAAAGACCTAACGGAATAGATGTTCCAGCAACAACTTTACCCCTAAGAACTAATACGGCAACAACAAGAAAAGCGATCCCGAAACTTGTTAGAAATGTGATTAGAAAGTGAAGTGGAGAGAACCAACTAATCGTCAATGCCACGCCAAAGAATAGCTTTACATCTCCCATACCGATTAGACCAGCATAGTTAGCAATAATTCCAATAATGCCTAATGTAAAGGCGATAATGACGGCATAGCCAAATCTAAACCACTCACCAGAAACGGCACTTGCTATAAGTCCAGCAAAGAAAGATAAAACTATAAACGGCAGAATAGTTTTGTTCGGTAGTCGGTGTTCCTTGTAGTCCGTAATTAGCAAAGGGATAGCCATAACTGCCAGATAAACCAACGGCACTACTGCGATAAGCGTTTCGTTCATTTGAGTTCCTTACTCTCATTTAGGTTAGGCACTTTACCTAACCACTCTCTACTTTACTAAACCTATTCGGGAATAGTCAAGTCTAAATCGGTATTATTTTGTTGCTGACTTTCTAGGTATGTTCCCCATTTGGCAGGCTCATAATCAACTCCTAGTCCGCAAGCTTTCGCTTTCCGTAAAGCCTGATCCAATTCCCCGAACTTACATACTTCCGTTGTGTTGTTGGAATACGTTAGTTTCCAGAGCAACACATAGCCCTTGAAAGCCATTACTAAGCCCTATCTACTCGGTAAACAATAACGACATCTCCGTCTGCGTATGTCGCAAGGTTGTCGGTGAATGTCCAATTGCGAGCTTTATCTATGTCTAGCCAAGACAATTTTCCGGTGTTGTCTTTTAGGGCAACGCTGTTGGTTTGTAGTTTCCCTACTGTCCTAACCTGATCTAGAAACTTATGAGGTTTCTCCTCACCTGTCTTTCCGTCTAGGTATTTGATAGTTGTTAGTTTTGTATCAGGCTCGGCTAATACTCTTTTGAACTCGGCAAGTGTTTTCATAGCCCTAACTCTTTCTTGTATTCGGCAAGTTCTAACTGAACTTCGGCAATTCTAGTTCTTAGTTCATTAGATTTTTTATCGGCTTGTTCAAGCTGTTCCAATAATCTATCTAGGAACATCTCATCCTTGTTCGGTGTTCTAAACTGTTCCCTAATTCCTTCTAGTAAAGACAACAACCCTGCTCGTCTTAGTTTCAAGTCGGCAAGCTTTACTTTTAGTTGCTCAAACTGTTCATCCATTTTTCTTTCCTTTTCTCTCGGTGTAGTTCTAACTTACCTTATCGGCATACGCTAACGCAAACTGTTCGGCAGTATAAGTTTCTCCGTCATACTCAACTGAACCGGTATCGGCATTTACAATAACAGGGGGGTTATCATCCCAAATTGTGTTCGGTGTTGCTTTCGTTGCTCTAATGCCGAAACTCAACTCTCCGTCATACTTCCCTAGAATTGTTGCGTATTCGTAAAATAGCTGTGCTGTTAGATAAGTTGGATCGCCAATTCTGCCTGTTCTCTCTAACACATTAGCAACTGCCTTAGCGTTATCTGTCCCTGACCAATGCCCATAAAGTTCTATCGGTGCGTCAAACTGTTCGCTTGTAATGTGAATGGTTGCTCTATCGCCCATTTTTATTTTTCCTTTTTCTCTCGGTGGTTTATTTTTTGGTGCTAACTAATCTAACCATAGGTTAGAGATTTTCGCAAGCTTGTCTAAGCGTTCTCATTACAGATTTCGCAAGGCTCGCTATCACTACTAGAAACTCTGGCGTGGTCGTTCTCAATAAACCACTTTACAAAATCAAGCATAGAATTATCGCTAGTTAGGCTTTCAACGCTTTCTAGTAAGTGTTCATCAGCTAGTCCGGCAACGTCAACCATAAGTAGTTCATCACCCCCATAGTTTCCGTCTGCTGTGAAGTAAAAGTTTTTCGGTGTGAAGTCGGTAAAGTCCGGCATTTGTTTTTCCTTTTCTCTCTCTACAACTCTAACAGATTTGCCCGATTTACGATCCATTTCATAGCAACTCCGTAAGCGATACGCTTATAGTCGGCAGTTTCTCTGTCGGCAGGGTTGTCAAAAATAAAGCTCTGCTGGTAAGTCATTTCCCAATGGTGTAATCTGCTTGCGACAAACAAGATTTGCTTAGTGTAGATGTCAAATCTCCGGTGTGGATTTTGCTTACCTAGTTCGGTAGTAATAATGCGAGCATAGTTTTCAGCTCTTTCGGTGGTTGCTAACTCTGTCATTTCATTTTCCTTTTTCTCAATTTATTTGGTGCTAACTAATCTAACCATAACTTCCTAAGATTAGTCAAGCTTATTTATCGGTGTGTTCCCTAAATAAAAATAAGCCTTTTAGACACTTGCTTAGGTGTGGAGCAAGAGAGAAATGAGAGAAAACTCTTGCTCGTTGGCAGTAGCGTTAGGGGGGACTAACTGCCAAGCTTATTTATTGTGGTGTCGGGTCATAACACATTACGCAATAACCTACTCTGTCATTTACGGAATAGTGATCCGGATTTATCAACGGATTATTCTCGTCTATCTCGGTAAGGCAACCCTGACAGATTTCAGTTTCGTTGAACATAAGTTCTAACTTCTGTAAAGCTTCATCAGCGTTGATTTCGTTGCTGTTGTAAAAATCGTAAATACGCTTTATGGTCTTGTCTTCGGTTTCATCTCTTTCTAGTCCATTGACAACCATTATTTCCAAAGCTTCTAACGCTTGCTCTGCTTTGATCTCGTTGGTGTGTGCCAAACTATAAAGAACTTTTATTGCTGCTTGTTCCATTGGTATTAGTTTCATTTTTTACTCCTGTTGGTTGGTGGTAGTTTCACTTTACTCGGCTTGATTAGGTTTTGTCAAGCTCTTTTTACAATCTACACAAACATAAATAGCGTGTTCGGTATTCGGGTCAAACTCTACTCCGGAACTATCGGTAAAGGGCTGACGTTCACTTGCTAATCCGTTTCCACAACTCTCGCAAGTAAATACGTTTTCGCCATTACAACAATTACACTTAGTCATTTCTTTACCTTTTTCTTGGTGATCGTAAGTTTCACTTTCACATTGTAAAAGCGTTCAACTACTTCTCTCGCTGTTTCCCAATAGCCTAAGTCAATTCCGGTTTCTTGGTGAGTTCTAACTAACTCATCTGCTAGGCGTTGTAGTAGTTCGTCATTGGTTAGGTGCTTTACATACTTGGTCATTTTTCTACTTTCATTTTTAGGTGGTATCTCTACCTTAGCATTGTTGCCGGTAAAAAGTAAATCCCCTAATC